CCACCACACAATGGTGTAGAAAAGATTTAAAACGTTTACTTTATCGGGCAGTAGCAAATGTTAACATATTGGAAGGAATACGCTTTTATGTCTCTTTTGCTTGTAGTTTTGCTTTCGGTGAACTCAAAATTATGGAAGGTTCAGCAAAGATTATCTCCCTCATTGCTAGAGATGAAAACCAGCATTTGGCAATCACACAGAACATATTAAATAACTGGAAGAAAGGTGATGATCCTGAGATGGTTGGAATTGCTAAAGAAGAAGAACCTTGGTTGATTGAAGCATTTAAGAAATGTGTAGGTGAGGAGAAGGCATGGGCAGAATATTTATTTAAAGATGGATCCATGATTGGTTTGAATGATAAATTATTACATCAGTACGTTGAATGGATTGCAAATCGTAGAATAAAGTCGTTAGGATTAAAACCAATTTATGACATACCTGCAAAAAATAATCCACTACCTTGGACAGAGCATTGGATCTCTTCTAAAGGTCTTCAAGTGGCACCCCAAGAAACGGAGGTGGAGTCATATATCGTCGGAGGAATCAAACAAGATGTCGAAGAAAACACCTTCTCAGGATTCAAACTCTGAACCTGAATGGGATATAGAGGATATTAAACAATCATACATTGATGCTGCTGAACAACAGTGGGATAAGTATAGCGGAGGTTAAATGAAACAACAAAAAATTAAATTTACTATTAGACAAGATGGCACTGTAATTGAAGAGGTTATGGGTGTTGTTGGTAATGACTGTGAGAATCTCACCAAGAGGATTGAGGAGAGACTTGGAGTTGTTGAAAAGGTTGAACACAAAGCATCTTATTATGAACAAAAACAAATTATAGAGGATCATGTCTCACTTCACAACCATTAAGACTAGGATAAAAGAAAAACCTATCTTGTTGGAAGCACTTAATATTCTACAGTATAATGTTAATGAGCAACAAGATCTTGTAATTGAGAATCCAGATCATGCTGAAGAGCATCCTGTTATGAATGCTTGTGTTGCAGTAGCACCTGACATTGGATTCTGTTGGAATGAAGAGACGGAGAGTTATGATTTATATTCTGATGAGCAGACTTGGAGTTTGAGTGTTCCACCTTCTAGGTTTATGGACAAGGTTAATCAACAGTATTCTAGAATGCTTCTTCATTCAGCAGTTAAGGATGAGGGATTTGAAGTTGCAGAAGAATGGGAAATGGAGGATAATTCTGTGGAATTAACTGTTACACGATGGGTTGGATAAATTGATTTGTGGAAAAGATTAATCATGATGATATGTCTCTTGAGGACCTCATTGAATACTATAAGGATAAAAGGTTTTTCATGTATAATTGTAATTGTCCTCAATGGAATAGAGCTCTTCTCGGAATAAGAGAAAAGTATGGTGAAGTTCGTCCAGATCCTCAAACAGGATTTGGTATTATACATAAAGGAGAATAAGATGAAAATTATGGGATGGAAACCTCCACAGAGACCGGAGTGGGTGAAGGTTATTATGAAAATGCCTGGACCTATGAGGGCACAACTTTTACTTCTGACGATATTAACGACTTCTTCGGTTTTGTCTACTGCATTACTAATCTTCAAACCGGGAAGAAGTACATCGGTAGAAAATATTTTACCCAGCGTAGAAAGCCTAGAGGTGGCAAAAGAAGGGTTACGTCTGAGAGTGACTGGAAGAAGTACTACGGAAGTTCTTCAGAGCTTAAAGAAGACGTTAAACATTTTGGAAAATCACTCTTTAAAAGAGAAATCCTAAGTCTTCATAAGACTCTTGGTAAAGTAAATTACGAAGAAACGAAACAGTTGTTCATAAATAATGTGTTAATGGAGGCACTTGACGATGGGACTCCGGCATATTATAATAGCAACATTCTAGGACGCTATATGCGAAAAGACTATGGAGACTTTAGAGGAAACTCTTAAAGAGGTTCATGATTGGGCAAATTCTAAGATAAGTCATTTGGCTGTTAAGGCAGTAGACTTAAAAGATCCTGAATTGATTGAAGATGCGGAATGTATTCGACGTGAATTTGATGAATGGTTGGATCCTAAAGTCGAGGATCATGATATTTTTTCGTTGGAATATATTGGAGAGAGTAGTGAATACGATTAGAGATCAAGCATTGAACATATTATTTAAAACTTTCCCAGATAATGATCCAACAAGCATATATGAGTGTGTAGATGAGTGGTCGGAAAAAGAAGTGACCACTGCAGGGCTTGTCAAATATTACGAAGCGTATTATAATAATACCCAATAAACGATCATGTCTAACATGACAATACATAGAATTAGGTTATCTAACATGCAAAAAATTGTAAATGTACTTGCTGTTGCGTCTAGCGTTGTATCTCTTGCCGTTGTTGGCAGTGGGTTATATGTGTACGTACAGCGAGATCAACTCATTGATTCTGTCAAGTCTCAAGTTATGGAAACTATTGTTGATTCACTTGGTGGATTGGGCGGAGGGCTTGCGCCATCTGTAGAACTTCCTGAAGGTGCTAATGATCTTTCACCAACTGCTCCTCAATCTACAGGAAATCAATCTGCTACAGTTCCTTTCTAAATAGAATGAGTTACACTCATTCTTATGTCTGAAGAAGTCAAAGAAGAAAAGAAAGACGGGAAAAAGAAAGGTCTTTTTGCTAAGGCAAAGGATGCTATTTTACCTGATCAGGATGAACAAGCAGCGATCATTAGTACAATGGTCCGTATGGGAGTCTTGATTTGGAGTGGGGGAATATTGACATTAAATTATGTTGCAATTCCTGGTGTACCGCAACAGAAAATTGACCCGACATTTATAGCTTCAGTTTTTACTGGGGTTCTGGCTAGCTTCGGAATTCAGACAGCATCTAAGAAGGGTGATGGGACTATGAAAATGGAAAAAGGTGGTGGTAGTGGTCCTAATGGGAATATATCTAAAGATGATATGGAGAAATTGATTGAGAAAGCAACTCAATCAGCACCTGCTCAAATAATTAGATTGGAACAAGCACCGTTGGTAATTTCACCAGGTAATCCCTCTAAACCACCTACAGTATGATATGAGGTAAATTAAATGAATGTTCAAGATTATCTTTGGTATCCGTATTTGAGATATCAAGAAGAGTGTAAAAAGTCCGGTAAGATGGATTCTATTCAGGAATGGTTAGAACTTACCGGCAAAGTGATGCGATGGAAACCTCCTACTAAATCTAAGGCAAAAGCAAAAACAAAATCTGTTTCTAAGTCAAAGAAATCTAATCCTTTAGGGGCAGTATTAGAAACAGCATCTAAAAACATTAAAAAAGTACGTGCTAGGAATAGCAAGGGACATTATATTGCTGATGATCCTAATACATCAGAGAATGAAGCTTGGGTAGATGTATTTGCACTTAAACCTAAAAGGAAGCGAGGTCGTCCTAAAAAACAGAAATCATAAGAAAAATGGATTCTGATGGTTCTCAACAACATATGATTTATTATTTACAATCAGAAGTTTATAGATTAAAACAAGAAATACAATTTCTTAGAGAACAGTTGGAATATAAATCATTAGGACTACCTCACGAAAAGGAAAAATGAACAAAGTTAAAGGAGCATTCGACAAAGTTGTTGAATGGGATAAAAACTTAATTAAGAAATGTCAAGATAAATGGAATCTTACAGATTATCAAGTTGTGTGCATTTCTTTTGCAAAAGGTTTCGTTATTGGAGCAATTCTGTTATAATATAGACATCACATAATTCTTAAAATGAAAATTCTTGATTGGCTCTATAGATCTGTTATGAATATCAATGTTGGTACTCATAAAGGAGAGGATTTTAATCCTGATAAAGTTGTATGCAGTGTTGATGATAAAGAAGTTGATTGCTTTACAGATCAATTACAGGCAGATGGCTATGTTTATAATGACATAAGAGATTGGTGGGAACGTCAATGGACTACGAATCAAGGTAAAGAATCAATTATTGAAGCATATAAGCAAGATGATCAGGGATGGAAATCCATAATGGTGGGATATGGCGATCGCGTATTTTATGAAGAAAGAGTTAAGGGATCAACCTAAATTAAAGACTGGAAATACGTTAAGTAATTTTTTACTGATGCTCTTGACACAGTTTACCTTTGTTGGTATATTGGTAGTCATGTGTATTCTATTGGCATGATAAATTTATTAGCAGCAGCAACTCTTGATCTTAATGAGGCATGGAATTTATCATGGGGTGAAGGTATACAATTTATTTTGGTACTTGCTTTTGTGTATTGGTTAAAAGTACAGATTGATACCAGAGCAGGACTTGGCAAAAAGAAGAGAAGAGAACTTAAGAACATAATTGTTGAAGCCATAACTGAGTCAGGACTTACTGATAAAAATAGTTAATATTACCTATAAGTTATCTAAATATTAGTTGAAATTTATGCGAGCCCACGGCTATTAGTTGTGTCTCATTACACGGTTCAGTACTTAGATAGTACACAGCATCATCAAAGCATCTGTGAGTATGCAGAGGATGCTTTTTCAGCAAGAAGTCAGGCAGTACAAGACGTTCCATATTTACATTCCCATCCAAATAAAATTGATGCTATAATGAGT